GAACTGGAAAATTATTTATATAAGCGTATAATTGAGTATCATCACTATCTAAACTACTTACACTTTCCCATTCATCTTCGTCTTCATCTTCGTCTTCATCTTCATCTTCGTCTTCATCTTCGTCTTCATCTTCGTCTTGGTCTTGGTCTTCGTCTTCATCTTCGTCTTCGTCTTCGTCGTCGTCTTCATCTTCGTCTTCGTCTTCGTCGTCGTCTTCGTCTTCGTCGTCGTCTTCGTCTTCGTCTTCGTCGTCGTCTTCGTCTTTATTATTTTCATAAACAGGTTCAATAATGTCACTAATAATATTTATAGACGAGTCAATAATATCATCATTTATAATCTCACAATCTATATCAAGATTACAAACATCATCATCAATGCCGAGTTTACAACGTCTATTACGTGTTCCATCATCATTATAGAACGGTTTCATATTATCACTTATTAAAGATAAATGAAATATTTTATTAATATTATTATTGAAAAATTTTGAATTATTTAAATAATCATAATCATCTGTAATATTAAATTTAAATTTATCTTGAACGCTTAAAAAGGAGCCATAATAATCAATAGCATTAATAAATTTATGATTATGAAGAGTATGACCACATAAAAAGGAGAAGAAACCATCAATATAAGAAGCATTATCTGTATTATAGAGAACATTATTATCGTTATTATCATCGTTTTTGAGTTTAGGTAAATTTAATAAACCATCATTTTTATTTTTATACTTACCTATTAAATATCTAATAGGGTCTACAAGAGGAGAATATTTAATAAATGATTTTCTATGTACAATCTGATTTGATAAGTCAATAACCGTTTCAAAATCTCTAAAATGATAAAAATGATTTAACTGGAAATTATCATAATTAGATTGGGTCATATTAAAGAATAATGAATGAATAGGTTGATAATTTTGAATAGAAGAAACATTAAATGGATTATAATTTTTATCCTTATCATCATTATTTGGTGTATATTGTGTTTTCAATAATTCAATATCTATTAATGGTGTTTTTCTATATGCAATAAAGTCATTATGTTGTTCAAAAGCCGACATATAATTACAAAGAATATTAAATAAATATTATTTAAACGTTTTATTTCGTTTATAACACTAAATATATTTATTTATCTAAAATATAATATTTTGTATGACACTCGAGTTAAAAAAATTTAATATGCGCGATATAACATTTAAACCTAATGAAAATAAAGGTCCAGTAGTAGTATTGATAGGACGTCGTGATACAGGTAAATCGTTTTTGGTAAGAGATTTATTGTTTTATCATCAGGATATTCCAATAGGAACAGTAATGTCAGGAACAGAAGCAGGAAATGGGTTCTATAAAAATCATGTGCCTCGTTTGTTTATTCATGATGAATATAATACAGCACTAATAGAAAATATATTGAGGCGTCAAAAGACAGTATTAAAACAGGTAAAAAAGGAAATGACAACATACAATAAAACAACTATAGATCCACGTGCGTTTGTAATAATGGATGATTGTTTATATGATCAATCTTGGACACGCGATAAAATGATGCGTTTATTATTTATGAATGGCCGTCATTGGAAGATTATGTTAATTATTACTATGCAGTATCCTTTAGGTATACCTCCAAATTTAAGAACGAATATAGATTATGTTTTTATATTAAGAGAACCATACTTGACTAATAGAAAACGAATATGGGAAAACTATGCAAGTATGTTTCCAACACTGGAATCATTTTGTGCAGTAATGGATAATACAACAGAAAATTACGAGTGTTTAGTTATTAATAATAATGCAAAATCAAACAAACTAACAGACCAAATATTCTGGTATAAAGCAGAAAATCATCCTCAATTTAAATTAGGTTCAAAGGAATTTTGGGAATTATCGAAAAATGCCAATTCAGATGATGAAGATGAAGCATACGACCCAAATAAAAATAAGAAAAATAAAGGTGGAAATATAGTAGTAAAAAAAAGTAACTGGTAAAAATATACTATATTATATATAATGTCTAATAAGGATAAGAATAAGAAAACCCTTAAGTTAAAAAAAGGTGGGTATGATTGGAAAAAACATTCATCTAGAAAATCACGTCTTGCTAGAAAATCACGTGTTGCTAGAAAATCACGTGTTGCTAGAAAATCACGTGTTGCTAGAAAATCAATTGATATGAAGAATAATAAAAAAAACATAATTATTCTTGAAGAATAATGTCAATAATATAGAATTATTATTATTATTATGAATAATTCTATACAAATACAATTATGAAATCAGTCATTTTTTTCATTAGCAATACGATCTCTCAACAATTCATTGCGTAAATTAACACTAGTGCTATCGGCTGCTTCTCGTTCATCAAAATCAATCTTTTCCTTTACACCAATTAAATCACCTTCTTCGTTCATAGTTTGTGTAAGAACATTACCACTAGCCTTAGCTTTAGCAATATTATCTTCAATCGCTTTTTTCTTGGCATCTTTAACACGTTTATCAAATTCTTCCTTAGCTTTAGTTTCATTAGCAATTTTCTCATTATGGAGTTGATTAAGTTCTTCCTCCATAAACTCAATACGACCAGTCTTGTATGCGTCTGGGTCCCAAGGGATCCACATACCAACGGGTCCCACAAAAATATCGTGGTTCGGGTCAAAATCACGAATTTTCTTACATCTTAATTCAGCTTCTTCCTGTGTATTAAATACACCACGCAATTTAAGACCACGAACCGATGTTTGGAATTCGTGTTTGCGATTAAACTCTTCATTTAATTTATCCTCATTTTTGTCCATAAATGTCTTCCAATCATCTTCGATGGAAGAAGTGCGAATAGTTTCGTGTTCCTCTTTGACATATTCTTGAAAATCCTTCATAACATCATCAACTTTTAAATTATATTTATAAGAAACAAAATTCACAAAATCACTCATTTTAGTCATAGATTTAGTAAAATCCCAATCTTTAACAAATTGTTCAAAAATGTAATTTTCACGTTGCTTCAAAATTCTTTCGGGAGACACAAAAGACATACACGCAAATTTTTGTCCAGAAATTGGTGGATCTTCATCGCAAAGATCGATGTATTTTGGATTGGGAGTTCCGTCTTCGTTTATTTTTCTTTCAAATCCAGACATAATACTATTTAGACGAATTACTATTTAAGTATATTTTGTTCAATAAATATATTTTTTTTTATATTCTTATAATATACAAATGCCTGGTTTTGATTTTAGCGAGTTAGTCAAGCGTGCCATCAAGTACATTGTAGAAGGTATTATGGTTGCTATTGCCGCTTATGCCATTCCCAAGAAGTCTCTCAATGTTGAGGAGGTCGTTATTATTGCGCTTACAGCTGCTGCCACTTTCTCGGTTCTCGATGTCTTTGTTCCATCCATGGCTTCTTCCGCTCGTGGTGGTGCCGGTTTCGGTATTGGAGCCAACCTTGTCGGTTTCCCCCGTGGTCTCTAAGTAATTTTATTATAAAATTTTAATATTAATTTTAATATTAAAATTATACAGTAGGATGATATTCCCAATCTAAATCTTTACATACTTTGCGCCATATCTGGTCTTGTTCTAATTGCTTTTCGCGGTCTTTCATAAGTGGAATATAAGGTAAATATTGTGTTTGATCTAATAAAACACATAATTGATAAAGTGTGTATGTGTAATTAAAAAAATTGGTGCGACTAGGAGGACAATGAACTGCCCAGGGTTTTTGTATTTCAATAAAAAGAAAACATAATGTTTCGTGCAATTGCTCATTCATAATAGGCGGACGAATACCGAACTTAGAATTAATAAATTGTATATGTTCGAAATATTTATTATATCCTAATTTTCTTAATATTTCACGCATTTTATCGTAATTCAACTCCTTCTGAATATCTTTAATACGTTCTTTTTTGATACGATTTTTAATGTTTTCAATGACTTCATCGGGTATTTGTGTTGTTTCTTTCGCTTGAAATTGTGATAATATTTCTTTAAAATGGTTCAAACGAATGTATGCCGTATAAGATGGTTCATTAGGTGGTTCTTTATTGGATGGTTTTGAACTATCATAGACATAATGAATAAACTTACCACAATCTGAATTATTACATATCATAATACCCTCTTCTTCGCGAGGTATAAATTCACCATTTGAACAATAATGACATATATCATTTGGAATAATATAATCTTGAATGTTTGTAATTTCATTATTAACATTTTTCCAATATTTCGCCAAAGTATTAATTTTCGTTTCATTTTCATCATTATCTGTATTAGAATCTTGTTTAATCTTGAAAAATTTATTTAACACATTGCTATTATTCTTATTAGTAGTTCCTGAAGATATTGTTTTTTTCTCTTCGAAATAAGAGAAAATATGTTTTGAATTGTTTAAAAAATAGTTTTTTTTCTTTAATTTCAATTGTTTTATTTTCGAATTTATTTGTTTTATTTTGTCACTGATTGTCATACCTTCAACTATATCGTCGTTTTTTAATGACGATAACTTTTCCTTCAATGATGTTCTTTCATTTATTAATTGAGGTATAATAATATCCTCATCATTTTTAAATTCCTCAATTAATTTACTATGCTTCATATCCAATGTATGTATAAGCTTAATAGGAGCATTTTTATTATTCATTTATTATAAATAAAATAATTATTAATATCTAAATTATATTTTGTATATTTTATTTTGTTTAACTGTTATAGGGTAAAATTCCCATTTTTTATTCATAGTATAGTAAAAGATATTCAACGATGGAAGTTGAACGTTCTGAAAATACGACGAAACATTTTAAAATGGAACGAAAAACATTTATTAAAATGAAATTTATATATAATGCTATTCAGGATGGATGGACAGTAAAAAAACGGGATGAGAACTTTGTTTTTCAAAAAAAACACGAAGGAAAACAACAAATTTTCGAACCGGAATATTTAGAGAGTTTTATTGAAACAAATATGAAACTATAAATGCTTTTAATATATTAAAAGTTTATACTATAAATATTTATAGCATAAATGAACTACAAATTACTTGACCAATAGCTTATGTATTTAGGGAGTTTATGAATATTTTACTAATATAATTGTTTTTTATTAGTTTTTTTCTGAAATTTTTTTCTTTTTGTATAATATACTAGAAAAATGGGAGGAGCTTTGATGCAACTTGTCGCTTATGGTGCCCAGGATGTTTTCCTTACCGGAACTCCTGAGATCACTTTCTGGAAGGTCTCTTACAGACGCCACACTAACTTTGCCATGGAGTCTATTGAGCAGACTTTCTCTGGACAGGCTGACTTCGGTCGCCGTGTTACCTGCACCATCTCCAGAAATGGAGATCTTGCCTACAGAACTTACCTTCAGGTCACTCTTCCTGAGATCAACCAAAACATGAACTCCGGTGGTGGTGTCTACGCCCGCTGGTTAGACTATGTTGGAGAGCAGCTCGTCGCTCAAGTTGAGGTTGAGATTGGTGGTCAGCGCATAGACCGTCAATACGGAGACTGGATGCACATCTGGAACCAGATGACCCTTTCTTCCGAGCAACAGCGTGGTTACTTCAAGATGATTGGAAACACCACCCAACTCACCTACATCACTGAACCCGAGTATGCCAATGTCAACGGACCTTGCGCTGCTTCCGGTGGACCCGCCCAGGTCTGCGCTCCCCGCAACGCCCTTCCCGAGACCACCCTTTATGTCCCTCTTCAGTTCTGGTTCTGCCGCAACCCTGGACTTGCCCTTCCCCTCATTGCTCTCCAATACCACGAGGTCAAGATCAACCTCGACCTCCGCCCCATTGGTGAGTGCCTCTGGGCTGTAAGTGAGCTCGTCTCCTCGGGGGGAACTGTCTCTGTTGCCGATGCCTACCAACAATCTCTTGTTGCTGCCTCTCTCTATGTCGATTACATCTTCCTCGACACTGATGAGCGCAGAAAGATGGCCCAGAACCCCCACGAGTACCTTTTCGAGCAACTTCAGTTCACTGGAGACGAGTCTGTTGGTTCTTCTTCCAACAAGATCAAGCTCAACTTCAACCACCCTTGTAAGGAGCTTGTCTGGGTTGTCCAGGGAGATGAGAATGTTGACTACTGCAACTCCTTGATTGGAGGCGAGACCCTCTACAAGACTCTTGGTGCTCAGCCTTTCAACTACACCGACGCCATCGATGCTCTCCCCAACGCCGTCCGTGCCTTCGGTGCTGATGAGACCTCTGCTTTCGTCAGTGATAATGAGCTTGGAGATCGTGATGCTGATGCTGTTAGCAACATTGTTGGAGCCGCTGGTGGAAGTGGTCTTTCCGATGCCGGAACCTTCGTCCTTGCCGAGTCTGCCCTTGACATGCACTGCTGGGGAGAGAACCCTGTCGTCACCGCTAAGCTTCAGCTTAACGGACAGGACCGCTTCTCCGAGCGTGAGGGTTCCTACTTCGACACCGTCCAGCCTTTCCAGCACCACACCCGTGCCCCCGACACCGGTATCAACGTCTACTCCTTCGCCCTTCGCCCTGAGGAGCACCAACCTTCTGGCACCTGCAACTTCTCCAGAATCGACAACGCCGTTCTTCAGCTTGTCCTTTCCTCTGGAACTGTTTCGGGCGTCAAGACCGCAAAGGTCCGCGTATATGCAGTCAATTACAACGTCCTTCGCGTAATGTCGGGCATGGCTGGTGTCGCGTACAGCAACTAAATTAACAGCTTTATACTGTTAATAATGGTTTTGTTAATCACTAAAAAAAATTAATATTATAAATTTTATAATATTAACACTAATAAAAGAGTTCAATAGTTTGAATAGTTTTGTCAGGAACGTTGTTTACCCAGTAGTCAATTTGTTGAAAGAGAACGTTCAACCTATTTTCCCATTCTTTTGTCTTTGTTTTAGGAACAGAAATAACACCGTAACCGTTTAGTTTCCAACACGATGATATTTTATTCCCATTTTCATCAACATAACTATCAGGATTAAATCTTATAAATGATATAGGTCTATGAGCTAAATCTCGAGAAATTTCCATCAATCTTTTGTTTTCACAAGAACAATCGTATGTATCGTGTTTATTTTCATCTACTTCCACAATAATAATATGGCTTCCAAGTTCAAGCAATAAATCAGGTCGTCTTTTGCTACATCCACCTTCAATTTGTTTATCAGCAATCCATCCAAAATCCGGAAATTTATCAATAACTTTTTCAACTACGTCCTTCTCTTTCGTTCTAAAATTGCGTGATGCTTCAATTTCAGGATGAAAATGAAGAACGCAAGGTAAACAATAACCATTATATTTTGTAATACCTCTTGTTTCACATAGAGGTGCTTTACATAATTGACTACCACCGTGTATTTTACATCTTGCAATTCGTTTTCCACAAGGACATTTTTCACAACATTTTTCACAACCAGCAACGCTTTTTCCACAAGGGCATAACTCTTTGCTGTTTGGATTGCATATAGGACATCGTCTTCTGCGTTTATTATGTTCGCATATAGACGCCCCTTTACATTCAACACATGATTCTTTTAATTTTCCACATTTACATAGAT